CTGGTACTGCCAACTGGAATCCAGTACTGATTTCTTTGGTTCGCCGTGCTATGCCTAATCTTATGGCATATGACGTTTGTGGTGTTCAACCTATGTCTGGTCCTACTGGCTTGATCTTTGCTATGAAGTCTCAGTACAAAACCACTAAAAATGGCGCTACAGCTAATGATGAAGCATTGTTTGATGAAGCAAACAGTGCTTATTCTAGTATTACTGGTGATACGTCCGCTATGGCCCCTTCTGGTCTAGATGGACGTGGTGGTACTGCTGCCGTTCCCGTACCTATCATTGATGCCCCTGCTGGCGCAACTGCCCGTGCAGGTCGTCCCGATTTCGGTGATGGTTACACTACTGCTGAAGGCGAAGCACTCGGCGACGCTGCTGGTAACCCATTTGCTGAAATGGGATTCACCATCGAAAAAGCAACTGTGACTGCTAAGACACGTGCTCTGAAAGCTGAGTACACTATCGAACTGGCACAAGATCTGAAAGCAATTCACGGTCTTGACGCTGAAGCAGAACTTGCTAACATTCTTAGCACTGAAGTCCTCGCGGAAATTAACCGTGAAGTCGTCCGTACTATCAATAACCAAGCAAAAACTGGTGCTTTGTTGAATACTGATCGTGGTGTTTTTGACATGAACACTGATGCTGATGGTCGTTGGAAAGTTGAGAAGTACAAAGGTCTTATGATGGCCATTGAGTTCGAAGCAAACATTATTGCAAAAGAAACTCGTCGTGGTAAAGGTAACGTTGTTATCTGTTCCTCTGATGTTGCTTCTGCTCTTGCTAGTGTTGGCATGCTGGACTACACTCCTGCTCTTGCAAATTCTTTGCAAGTCGACGATACTGGTAACACCTTTGCTGGTGTTATGAATGGTCGGACTAAGGTCTATATTGATCCCTATGCCTCAGTAAATTATGTTACTGTTGGTTTTAAAGGTACTAACCCTTATGATGCTGGCGTTTTCTACTGCCCATACGTTCCTCTTCAAATGGTTCGTGCGGTCGGTGAGCAAGACTTCCAACCACGTATCGGTTTCAAGACTCGTTACGGTATGGTATCCAACCCTTATGTTGGTGCTACACCTGCTAACGGTCTTGCTGCTGAGTTCACCAACTCATACTACCGCATTTTCAAAGTAATAAACCTGTAGTAGTATAGTATAAAAAGATCGATTCTAAATCGACGCTTTATGGGGACTCTTCTGAGTCCCTTTTTTTATGCCCAGAATATAAGACGTATAAATACAATTAAGATAGTACAATTCCAAGAAGTTTCCCTTTACTTCTTATCACAAATGATTATAATAGAGTCTATTGTAAGGAAATAAGAATTGAATAATTTAACTCAGAACATTAACTTGTTTCAACCAACTGGTTTTAACGTCATTATCGACAGAGAACATTACTCGAACTTGAGGTTCTTTGTGCAGAGAGTGAATCATCCAGGAGCATCGAATCAGGCAGCAGAAGTTCCTTTCTCTCGAATAGGAGGAATACCGATGCCAGGAAATACTATGACTTACGGTTCTCTGACTATGGATATTCTACTCGATGAAGATTTCAATTCCTATATAGAAATGTACAACTGGATGCTTAGACTCGTTAACACTGATCAGGTTACTGCAGTAGAATCGTATGGTAAATCTAGTGGTCCAATTTCAACCTTTTCGGATATCACTATAACCTCTCTAACAAACTCAAACAATAAGAATAAAACATTTAAGTATCATGACTGTGTTCCTGTGTCTATTGGTGATGTGACTATGGAAGCAACAAATGCAAGCGTGGAATATCTGACGTTCAATGCCGAATTCAGATTTTCTTATTTTGAAATTACATAAAAGTGTGAAACTATGGATTTAAATGATATACTTGAGCAATGGACTCGAGACTGTGAAATTGAACATAAACTAGATGAAGCATCCCGCAACACTCCCAAACTACACGCTAAGTATCTGGGATACCTTACACAAGCAAAGTTTCTACTCAAACGAACCGAAGACAAACAAAACATACTGCTAAAGAAAAAGTGGATGTGGTTCAATGGTAAAATGTCTCAAGAAGAAATACGATTCCTCAACTGGGCAGACGATCCCTTCGATGGACTAAAGGTTATGAAGGGCGACCTTAAATACTATGTTGAGTCTGACCCCGAAATCGTTGAGAGTGAATCTAGGGTCTATTATTATAAGACTATGATAGATACAATAAAAGAAATGGTGGATACTCTAAAATGGCGCCATACGGTAATAAAGAATATAATCGAAGTAAGGAAGTTTGAGGCAGGTTGATGATGAAACCCATATGGTTTAAAGTTTTACAAAATTCAGATATTTCTTTTTATGAAAAAGAATCTGAATCTACATTTAATCCTGTGGGCACATATAGTTTTCGTAAAGCAACTTTTGTGTATCCTAAATCTTTATATGATTGGCAAGAGATGTCTCCTATAATATCTGATATAAGTATATTGGATAATGAAGACTGGAGATACTGGAGCCAATAAATAATTATGGAAAATCTTGTCATACAACTACAAAGTCATTCTATGATGGCGATAGTATGCGAACCTAATGTCAGGCACGAACTAAGCGAATATTTTTCGTTTATGGTTCCTGGCGCCAAGTTCATTCCTTCTGTACGTCGAAAACAATGGGACGGAAAGATTAGACTATTCAACTCTATGACCTGTGAATTGAATGTTGGACTGTATGCTAAACTCTGTAGGTTTGCCGCAGATCGTCACTATCATATGCAGATTAAGAAGTCTGCTTATGGACTACCCAATTCTAAAAACTCTGTTGACCACCAACAATTAGTAAAACAACTTGCTTCTTTTGGTTCTACATACGAACCCCGACCCTATCAGTATGATGCCATAGTACACGGCATAGAGAGGAAGAGAGGAGTCCTGCTGTCGCCTACAGGGTCAGGCAAGTCCTTTATAATATACAACCTTATGCGTTGGTTTCTAGAAGAATACGAAACAAAGGTTTTAATCGTAGTGCCTACGACATCTTTGGTCGAGCAAATGTTTAAGGATTTTGGTGATTATGGTTACGACTCTGATGCACTAGTGCATAGAATATACTCGGGCAAAGATAAAATAACCAATAAACGGGTTATTATAACAACGTGGCAATCAGTCTACAAACTTGGACAACCTTGGTTCGAACAATTCGGTTGTGTCTTTGGTGATGAATGTCATTTGTTTAAAGCAAAATCACTTTCTACTTTGATGAATAATTGTGTCAACGCTGCTTATCGATTTGGCACTACCGGAACCTTGGACGGAACTCTAGTTAATAAATTGGTTCTTGAAGGATTGTTTGGACCAACTAAACAAGTGACATTTACACGCGATCTGCAAGATGACGGTACACTTGCAAAACTTAAGATCGATATTCTCTTACTCCAGTATCCAGAAGAAACTCGCAAACTTGTAAGTAGCATGAACTACCAGCAAGAGGTCGATTTCCTTGTCGGGCACGAACCTCGTAATAAACTCATACGAAACCTTGCTGTAACTCAGAAAGGAAACACCCTTGTTTTATTTCAGTTCGTAGAGAAACACGGTGAAGGATTGTATAAGTCTATAAAAGAACTGAACGATAATTCTTTCTATGTTCATGGCGGTACAGACGTATCAGATCGTGAAGCGATTCGGGGTATCGTAGATGGAAGTGATGGCGCAATTATCGTTGCCTCTATGGGTACGTTCTCAACAGGTATAAATATAAAGAACCTCCATAATATTATTTTTGCCTCCCCTTCCAAATCTCAGGTGAGAGTATTACAGTCAATTGGTCGAGGGTTGCGCAAATCTGATAATGGTGCAGAAACAAAACTTATCGATATTGCCGACGACTTGCAGTGGGAGTCAAAGAAAAATTTCACATTAACACATTCGGCCGATCGTATAAAAATTTATAAACGGGAAAAGTTCGATTTTGAACTACACAAGGTGCTGTTATGAATGTACAACAAATTAGATTTTCTAATGGAGTAGAAGTACTCGCCAACGTGATATCTTGGGAAGATGAGGAACTTATGGAAGCGAATCTCATTTTAGAGATCGAAAAAAAAGAAGAACTCAACTTCGATCTAGAGGATACTAAATCCTATTATATCCTGAAACCTTGGATATCCTACACGGATGACTTACACAAAACCACTGTTATAAACCCCGTATCTATTATGTCGGTAACGATTCCTGGCGAAACAGTTGTTGAACAATACACAACCAGCATAGAAGAAATATTAAAATACATGGTAAACGAAGTTCCTGCAGAATCTGAAGCTGTTCCAGAAAAAGGTTTCGGCGGGAATGTATTTGTATTCACCCCCAAGTCCCGTCCTCAACTTCTCACTGAAGATTAAATAAAGCTTTACTTTTCACCCTAGATAACGATAATAGAGTGTTCAATTGAGTTATTTCGATTTATAGGCAAGTAATATATGACAGAAGTACCAGCAACAACTAAGAAGAAACTGAAACCAAAGGAAAGACCGCACTACGTCGACAATGCTAAGTTTAGTAATGCTGTAGTGGATTATGCTCGATCTGCACAAAAAGCAAAGGCAGATGGTACAGAGGTCCCTGTTGTAACAGACTACATTGCAAGTTGTCTGATGAAAATCTGCGAAGGTCTTTCACACAAATCCAACTTTGTTCGTTACACATACCGCGATGAAATGGTTATGGACGCAGTTGAAAACTGTCTTCGTGCTATTTGCAATTATAATATCGAAGCAGCAACTCGCAAGGGCAAACCCAATGCCTTTGGATACTTTACTCAGATATCTTGGTTTGCTTTCCTTCGGAGAATTACAAAGGAAAAGAAGCAGCAAGATGTGAAACTTAAATATATCGCTGAGTCGGGTTTAGATGAGTTCATGGTAGATCCTGATGAAGATCCTGAAGTAGCAAAAGCAGTACAATCGTTTGTTGATAATCTTCGTAAAAGAATCGATGACGTAAAAGAAAAGGATCAAAAATTCGATTATTATAAAAAACAAAAGATGTCAAACAAAAGGAAAACAGCAGACTCTGACCTGACATTAATGTTCGGGGAGTAGTAATAATGAAAATAGCATTACTAAACGACACTCACTGTGGCGTTCGAAACTCTTCGGACATATTCATAAACTATCAAGAAAAGTTTTACACTGATGTGTTTTTTCCGTATCTGATTGAGAACGACATAAAGCACATAATTCATCTCGGTGATTATTACGAGCATCGAAGGTTTATAAACTTCAAAGCACTAAATGCTAACCGCAAACATTTCCTCGAAAAACTGCGTGAGTATGGTATCACTATGGATATCATTCCAGGAAATCACGATACTTATTACAAAAATACTAATGACCTCAACTCCCTCAAAGAGTTGCTTGGACATTACATGAACGAAGTGAATATTATCGAGACCGCAAAGGTTGCAGATTACGATGGTATGAAAATTGGGTTGGTGCCTTGGATATGTCAAGACAACGAAGAAGAAATCCACAACTTTTTAAAGAACTGTTCTGCTGATGTTATTGGCGGTCATTTTGAGTTGATAGGATTTGATATGCTTCGGGGAGTACCCTGTACTCATGGCATGTCCGTCGACGTTCTTAAGAGGTTTGAATTAGTCATGTCGGGGCACTATCACGTTAAATCAAGCAAGGATAATATACATTATCTCGGTTCACAAATGGAGTTCTTTTGGAATGACGCACACGACGACAAATTTTTTCACATCATCGATACAGAAACTAGAGAACTTCTTCCGGTTCGTAATCCCGTCACGTTGTTTGAGCGCATACGGTATGATGATACCAAGCATGATTATAATAATATCTCTGTGGAATATCTGGATAACAAATTCGTAAAGGTTGTGGTTGTAAACAAGTCCGACCCTTTCACGTTTGATAAATTTCTTGATCGTGTTCAACAACGGGATATTCATGAACTCAAAATTCAAGAAGATTTCTCAGAGTTTAGTGGCGAGAATGTTTGTGACGAAGGTATAGAAGTCGAAGATACGGGAGAACTCCTTAATCAGTATGTTGACAATGTAGAAACTCCTTTAGATAAAGACCGAATAAAGCAGGAACTATCTGAACTTATGCGTGAAGCACAAACTATGGCGGTAGCATAAAATATGATACGCTTTGAAAAGGTTCGTTATAAAAACTTTCTTTCTACTGGCAACAATTTTACAGAAATAAATCTAGGGAAAGATAAACATACCCTCATCGTTGGTGATAATGGTTCGGGTAAATCGACCATGCTAGATGCCATTTCATTTGCTTTATTTGGCAAACCTCACCGTGGTATCAACAAACCCCAACTGATCAACAGTATCAACAATAAAGATATGCTGGTCGAAATAGAGTTTAGAGAAGGCAATTCTAAGTATAAGGTTGTTCGCGGCATTAAACCAGTAGTGTTTGAGATATATGTAAACGACACTATGATCAATCAGAACTCTCATGCTAAAGAGTATCAAAAGATACTAGAACAAAATATTCTGAAACTGAGTCACAAAACATTCCATCAGGTTGTTGTTCTAGGATCTTCTTCTTTCACACCGTTCATGCAACTTGGCGCATGGCAAAGACGGGAAGTTATCGAAGACCTGCTAGACATCAACGTATTCTCAAAAATGAATCATCTACTAAAGGAACGTAGTGCTACTCTCAAAGAAAAAATTAACCAAGCATATCACTCTATAGAAATAAATGAAACCAAGACCGAGGCACAAAAGAAATACCTTCGTGACATATCTAAGATCAACAGTGACGCAAAGAAACAGAAAGATTCTTTCATCGAAGATTCTACAAAAGAAATAGAGGGACTTGTACAAAAAAATGTGGAATATATGGAATCAGCAGCAATCCTTGATACTGAATATCGCCCAAAACTAGATCTGAATAAAAATAAACTGAGTGAGTTGCATTCATATAAGTCAGAGTTCAAGACTAAAATCGCTGCCCTTGTGAAAGAAGCAAGGTTTTATGAAAATAACGAGAGTTGCCCAACATGTCAACAAGATATCGATGAAATACTTAAAGAGTCTAAACTAAATCAGGCAAGGACTAAGGCGGGTGAGTTACAGAAAGGTTCTGAGAAAGTCAAAAAAGAATACGAATCAACTGCCCTCGAGATTAGTCAAATAGAAAAGAAAATGACAGAAACTGCTGAACTACTACAAAAAGTTCAGTTGAATCTACAGACTGTTTCAACTCTAAATAAAGGCATAGACACCGTTCGATTAGAGATAAACAATTTATCTGACGTTCACTCTGATCTTTCTAAGGCAAACGAAGAATTCGATATTCTGACTAAAGAGTATCATGCGCTAATGGATGGTCGTAACAAACTGAATGATCAGTACTCATATAATACTGTAATTGGTGAAATGTTAAAAGATACTGGCATCAAAACTAAAATCATTCAACAATATCTTCCTGTCATAAACAAACTGGTTAACCAGTATCTCACCATACTCGACTTCTATGTTCACTTCGACTTAGACGGTTCATTCAGTGAAACTATTCGTTCGCGCCACAGAGATTCTTTCACATACGATTCTTTCAGTGAAGGCGAGAAACAACGTATCGACCTTGCATTATTATTCACTTGGCGTCAGGTTGCTAAGATGAAAAACAGTATCTCTACCAACCTACTTGTACTAGACGAAACTTTCGACTCCTCTCTTGACGAGGCGGGTATCGAGAACCTATTAAAAATTATACATACATTGGGTGACGATACAAGTGTATTTGTAATATCTCACAAAGGCGAGATGCTTGACGGCAAGTTCGATTCCAAGATAGAGTTCATAAAAGATAAGAATTTTAGTAAAATCAAGAATAATTCTGAATAACCCTTTACTTCTCATTCTAGATAACTATAATAGAGTTATTGTTAATAGAGTAGTGTCTGATATGGCAACAAAAAAGAAACCTTATGCTCCAACCAAAAAATCATATAACGACCTTGGTGTGTTGGTGCAAGAACTAAAAAATAAAAATATTAAGATTGTATCTTTCAATGGATACAAAATTACTACGAAAAACGCAACTTATGGATTATATGACGGACAAATCACGGTGACAGAAATATAATGAGCAGAATAACAATCAACAGTAAACAGTGGGAGCATACTCTTGGCGATAAAGGTCAGGATGTTTATATTGCATTATTTCATGATAACTGTGAAAATAAGATTCAAAAGTTCTTGGATGATAATGACTATGATATCCTAGTAGAGGATGATGCAGACTTTTATTCTCCTCCTGTTGGAAATGTTGCCGGAGAATCTTCTTCAACAACAGAAGAAAATTTGATATTTAAGTTTCGTAAGAATGTTTTCACTGAAGAAGAACAACTTGGTGCTTATGAAGGATTGGTAGAAGGTGCCACCGAAAGTAATAATCGTGGTTCTGCATCAGGTCCACGCGATGACGAGAAGCAAGGACGTGATTTTGTAACCGATGTTCAGGTTGAAATAATGGATTCTTATATAAAGGGAGTTGGTTCAAGTCTATTTGAAAACGACATTGTCGAAACTATAAAAAACAAATATTCGAAAGATCCTTTAAAAATTAGTTTGGGTAAAGTTTGGGTAAGATATAAAATAGAAGCGATGGGCGAAGAATACGACAATTTTTTCGATAACATGATTATCAAGTGGAAAAGCATGCCAGACGAAGAAAGATCTGCTCACGCTCTGTTAGTAAAAGAAACCTGTATATCTGGTACAACATATGCTAACACTGTACTTTCTGGTATTGCCGGATACTTCGACCGTCACCCTCGCTTCCCTTATGGTCGCGTGACTTCTTATACCGAAAAGAACAGATCGATGTTTGAGAAATGTTTTCCTTTCATGCGACAACTATCAAAGGGTTTTGAGGAACATGTTCCGAAAAGGTTTGCTATACAGAACAAAGCAGCAAATATTCTGGATCCAGAATTTCGAATAGCAGGAGTAGATACACCATTCACTACAATTACAATTAACAAAAACTTTCGTACTGCTGCTCATCGTGACGCAGGTGACCTTAATGAAGGTTTTTCTAATCTTACAGTTGTTGCTAAAGATAAAGAATGGAAGGGTGGGTATCTTGTGCTTCCTGAGTACCGAGTGGCGATCAATATTCGTCCTGGGGATCTATTGCTCGTAAACAATCATGATGGCATACACGGTAACACAGAAATGTACCCGCCAGAAGGTAAAAAAATCGAAGATATGGAACGTATCTCTCTGGTTTGTTATTTCCGCGAGAAAATGACACAACTAGGTTCCTTTGAATATGAACAACATAGAAAAAAATATGTAGAGCAACGTAGACTAAACCCCGAACACCCAGAACAGAGGATTCGCTGGAATGGTGTCTCTCCTTCTATGTTCTTTTTGCCCGAGTGGTATGATTATCTAACAATACACGGGAGTGAAGATATGGTTCGTCAATATCACCCAGAAGCATTCGAAAAAACAAGTTCATTAGAGGCATTCCTATGACAGACTACCAAATTGCAATTCCAAGTTACAAACGTCACGAAACGGTGATGACTAAAACCCTCCGTGTTCTTGAAGAATATAATATAGACCCATCTTGTATCAGGGTATTTGTCAATGCCGAAGAAGAAGGCGAATACGAAAATTACACAAAAACTCTAGGTGCTCATGAGTATACCAAAAGTATCGAGATTGTAAAAGGTGTGCCAACTATAGGTGCCCAGCGCAACTTCATTGAAAAGTGGTATCCAGAAGGCACTCATGTTATGTGTTTCGATGATGACATAGAAGAAGTACAACGCAAATCAGGAGAACAAAACCTAGTGCGTGTTGACGACCTCGAGAAAGAAGTTATACTGAAAGGATTCTCAGAATGCGAAAAGTCGGGTGCTAAGACATTTGGAATATACGCTGCTGCTAATGCTTATTTTATGAGTCACAAAGTACACAACAAACTATGTTATATTATTGCAAGCATGTACGGTTTTATTGCTGATCATGACCCGTATTTAAACCGCGTCACCTCTCATGGTGAGGATTATGAATATAGTATGCGGCAATATAAGAAGCACGGTATTTTGGTTCGCCTCAATGATATCACCGTCAAATCCAATTACTATAAAGAAATAGGTGGTCTTCAAGAATATCGTACAGAAAAACTGATACACGATTCTATCAGTTGGCTTGCGGAAGAGTTTTCTGATATATGTACAATGTACATTAGGAAATCTACAGGTCATGCAGAGTTGAAACTACGCGATAAAAGTGGCGGCAAGTACGAAAAAACCGACGATATTTCCCTTACTGCGTTCTTTTGATGCCTTTATTTGCAAGTCACTGATTTATATAGAGTTTTAGGGGTTTTATTTGAACACCCATGGGGTATAATAGTTGTTCGAATTGAGTAAAGCAGGAAATATAGTATGGAATCA